TAGTTACACTATCGCCAACTGATAAAGTATTTAAAGCATCTTTAACTTGTGTATCACTAGGACTAAACCATAAATGTGCATATCCGCCAATGTTATTAACATAGTATTCTCCAGATGATATGATTCCAGAAACTCCTACTATATTTAAATAAGTTGGAAGTGTTAAAGTATTACTTGTTGGCGCATAAGCAAAGTCAGTCTGGTTAATAATTGCACCAGCTACATCAGAAAAACTAAGAACACCACTACCATTAGTAGTTAGTGCTTGACCAGTTGTACCAGTATCATTAGGTAGTGTCAGTGTGTAGCTAGCAGCCGCACTATGTGGTGGTCCTTTAATCTTAATCCCATGAGAATTGTTCTCACAGTTAAGAGTAATCTGACCTGAACCATTCGTGCTATCACCAGTTACTACTGGAACATTTCGGGTTAGATAACGTACTTCTGGATCATTTACTGTGTAAGCTGAGTAAGAATAGGTTTTTGAGCTATGTGTGTAGTCAAGCTTAGTTGTAATACCACTTGGTTGAGTTATCGTTGCGTAACTGCCAGGAATACCACTAAGGGTATAAGTATCAGTACCAATAGTCCAAGTGCCATTAGCCAATCCTGTTGAGTTAGTTACTTGATAATAACCATCTGCGGTTGGTATAAGTGCTTCTAAAGCTGTTTTGCTAATTAGACTTGTGTAAAGGACAGAATCAGCAACATCAGATGCCGCTGTATTAGCAATAGTTAGTGCTGAATTAGCAATTGAAATTGCTGAATCAAATCCACCAGAACCATCACTTTGACGGCTGTTGGCAAGAGCATCATTGGCAGTTGCTGTTGTGGAATTGGCGATACTAATGGCAGAGGTGAAACCGCCGGAACCATCACTTTGACGACTATTATTTAACGCAGTATTTGCAGTAGTAACTGCAGTATTTGCATTAGTATTAGCACCATTTGCAGTAATTACCGCTGTTGCAGCATCCTGCGCTGCAGTGTTAGCTGTACTAACTGCAGCCGTAGCGTTTGTATTGGCTGTATTAGCTGTTGATACCGCTGCTGTTGCACTTGTACTAGCACTATTGGCAGTATTAAGTGCAGTATTAGCTTTTGAAATAGCAGTAGTAAATCCACCAGAACCATCTGATTCACGTGAATTGTTTAATGCGGTATTGGCAGTAGCATCAGCAGCGTTCGCCGTTGTAACAGCAGCACTAGCGTTAGTTGATGCAGTGTTAGCTGTATTAACAGCATTAGTAGAGTTTGTGTTAGCAGTGTTAGCAGTAGCTACAGCAGTATTAGAATTAGTTTCAGCTGTGTTAGACGTTGCAACTGCAGCATCCGATTTAGTGTTCGCTGCGTTAGCTGTAGCCACTGCATTGTTAGAGGATGTCTCAGCATTGTTTGCCGTGGTTACAGCACCATTAGCTGTAGTCGTAGCTAGACCAGCTTCAGTATCAGACTCCTGTGTAACGTATAAGTTTTGAGTAAAGTTTTCGTTTAAATCCTCAGCTTTAATGGCGGAGCCAGGAAAGAAAGTAGAACTAAGGGTATCGATAGTAGTATCACGGAAGATACGAATAGCTACATCAGTAGCTGGTGCTGTAGTAAATGACAGCGTTGTAGCGTTAGCAAATGTAAATGCAGTTGTAGCAACTGTGTCAAGTGTTACCTTAACATCAGCTTGTTTCAAATATTCAAATGTAAATGAATAGTTCGTTGTAGAACCATTCCCTGTATATGTAGTTTGTGTTGTTGCCATTAGTAACGATTCGTTGGGATAATTCCTAGTTCGGCATTTCTATCATTCATTTTCTTAAGATTAATACGCTGCTGAATAGCATCTTGCATTTCAAAATCAAGTTCTTCAAATGCTAACTCTTCAGCTTGTTTCTGAGCATCTTTCAGTAAGATATGAATTTGATCATACCTACCAATTGGTAACTCTTTAGAACCAATAAAATTAGGAAAACGTCTTGCTTCTTTTAATTCTTTTATTGTATTACGAACATCTGCAATCTTACTAATCCTATTAATTTCTTGTCTAAAGAAACCACGTTTACCCATCTTAGCGTTTAACTCTGCACGTTCTTCAGCTAGAAGTTCAACACCATTACGTGTTTGAAATGCAGATGATACATCATATTCAATGTCATATAAGAATTGTTCTTCTTTAGACATTGCAGGGTGTACTTTAAGTGGAGAATAAGTATTATAGATACGTTGTAACATATTATACTTATTAGGTGCTTCACCACTAATAGGACTAATAACAGTAGGTAACCTATTAGTTTCATCAATTAAACCCATTATCTGGTTACGATTAGCTAGTTGCTCAATAATATTATTATTTACTTCTTTATAACCACCATCAAGAATACGACCAAATTCATTACGCATCCCAGCTAAAGGACCAAGTGAGTTAATTTGACCAGCTACAAAACGATTAGCTGAAAATTTATTACCACTTAAAGTTTCTACAAGAGGACGTAAAGCAGAGATACCAGCCTGATCTGTTAATGCTGCTGCAAGAACAAAAGTAGACTTTTCAAAGAAATGTTCAGTAGCAGCTTCACCTAGCATGTCGAAGTTATCAGCAATGTTAGCAACCATTGCAACCCAATTACTTAAACCAGGACCAAGCAGTTCATTATACTCAAACCTAGTACCATCAGGACCAACAACAGACCTCATTTTAAAGTTACTATTCTTTTGACGTGCACGATTTAGTTGACGGTCAACTGAACCATCACCTGTTGTACTAAATAAACCATCACCAAATAGCTTATCTTTAATAACACTACCAATAACCATTGTAGTAACAAAACTGGCAATACCTTTTCTACCAAGAGTTTTATTCTTTAGGTCAATAAGAGTGTTTAATTTAGCAGTTTCATCCATTTGATTAACTTTATGACCACGCTTCAGTAGAATCTTGTCTACTAACTCAGGTGATTCCATAAAAGTTTGTACAGGTGTATATGCTAAATCATTAACATCTGCTTGGAATGAACGTAATGGAAAAGGTACATAATCATCAGCTACTCTTACCATATTCATCATCGTTGTTGGAAACGTAAGGAATGGTGTAAGACCAGGTAATGTTCTAAGTAAACCATTTACTTGTTCTGTTAAACCTGTATCTAAGTTAAGAGCAATATCAGCATTGTTATACTTAACAGCCTGATCTACAATAATACCGTTCTTATCAAACATACTATTGTATTCAGTTTCAGCTAGTTCTTTAACTCTTGCTGGTGTTGCTGCTTCTCCTAAACGATCAAGCTCATCCATTGCACGGAAACGTGCTTGTGCATTAGCTAATGTAGCACCAGTCCAACCATCAAAACCTGTAAACAAGTTAGGTGTTAACCTAAATACAGGGTCAGCTGCCATTGCTTGTTGGTCTTCAAATAGTTTAACTAAGTATTTAAAACCATGGTTACCACGCATGGATTCTTCTTCAGCAATAAAACGATATTGGTTTAGTTTTTCTTCTTGTTTCATAACAAGATCAAGACGTGTTTGACCTTTTACAGAGTTAGGGTTTTGTGATGCTTTAGTAAACAACTTACCAGCATAAGGTAATGCTTTCTTTTGTGTATCAAAGACAGCACTGTAAGCCATCCAACCGCGTTGAAGTGATTTTAGATCTTTGTTCATTAATGAACCAGCAAAATAAGCAACAGGTTCAGCAACTAAACCACTTAGGTTACCATACAATGCCTTAGCTGCAGTTGCAGGAGCAGACAATAATGAGTTATAGTAATTACCCCTTACAGCTTGTGCAAGGATATTAGGTGATTCTGGTGTACCATCATAAATAGGACGCCACCTAACAAAAGTATTTAGAATATCGTCATTCATTTTAGCAATAGTATTAATCTTACCATCACTAAGTTCATATAGTTCAAGGAATGAATCTAAGATCTCAGGGCGATTAGCTTGTAAATACTCCCAACTTTCAGTAAACTTCTCACTATCTGACTGAATACTCCTCAAAGCTTGAGGGTAAGACTCACGAATTGATTGTGAAATCTGTTCAGGTGATTTACCAAAGTTTTTAATACGCTCACCAAGGGCTAAGAAACCACGCTTTTTAGTTGCATAGTATTTAGTAGAACCTACAAGTTGTTGTAAGAAAGCAAGATTATCACGGATCTTTTCTTTAGCAGTATCAACAGCAATAGAACCTCTATTAATACGGACACCTTCAGACAAGTCAGCAATCTGTCCAGCCATGGATGTAGCAGTATAAGCCTGTGCTCTAGCTATATCCATATCAGTATAGTCACTGACCATGTTACTAATAGAACGTAGTGCTCCACTGTAACCTTCTTCAGTTAATACATCAACGCCAAACTCATTAGTCTGGATTGATGGACCAAGTAGACGTTTGATGTCATCTACACTAGCAGAAGGGTCAAATAGTTCTACAACTAGATTATCACCTTGTGCTATAACTTCATCAAAACTAATAGCCCAATCAGCTGCATCCATCCTATAACGGTCTGCATCTTTAAGTTGTTTAGTAAGACCTACAGTAATCTCTTCTACACCACCAGGTGTTTCAAGACCATACTTAAGAGCAGGTTCACTGATGAAGTTACCTAGACGACCATACACTGTATCTTTATTAGCAGCAATACGTGCTGCATCAATACTAGCACCAACGATACCAAAGTCATCTACTGTTCGCATACCTGTTTCTCTGAAGTCATACAAATCATGTACACCCTTCATAGGAATGTTAGTATCAGAATTCTTAGACATATTATAATATCCAAGTTCATCTAGATCAGCTTCTTGTTTAGCAACATATTGTGCTAGTGCTTCTTCAGCATCTGCACTCTTAGGAGCAGGTGCATTATCTGCTAGGTACTTAACAGCTTGTTCAGACTCACCTACAATTACAGGTGGAGTCTTATATAGGTTACCAACTTCATCAATAGCTGAACCAAATCGCTTAGCAAAACCTACAAAGGGAATAAGAAAACCTAATGCTAGATCTTCATTAATACTCTTTTGACGTTTTACATCAGGACTGTCATCATCGAGTGTCGCCCAACTATCGGGAATAAAATCCCATTGAGGTGGTAGTGACTTCTTTACCATTCCAGAAAGGTTATCACCTTCTTCGTATGGTTCAGCGACAGAACCAACAGCTAACGCTGAGGCAGCTTCTACACCCCTAGCGCCAATAAACTTCATGAAGGCTGTCTCACCTAGCTTAGAACCAACTCTAGCTTGTGCAGCCTGTCCTGCTGCCATACCTTTACCCTGCAATATAGCAGTAGGTAATACAACAGCAGAAATATCTCTTGTTACTTGTGCTACTTGATCTTCATATTTAGTAGCAGTAGGGATTTGTAAGTTATCTGGTAGCATCATGTTTACTGCATTTGTAACAGTATCAATAATACCTTGACCAGGTGCACTTAAGCGTTCTTTAACTTGTGTATTAGTTTCATCAAGGGGTTGACCAAAGTAACTAAGACGTTGACCGAGCCCCTCAAAGTAACCACCTTCTTCTTCTTGTGTGTCCCCACCCGTGGGTTGAGGTTCTGGTTGCATTGGTGTGGGTTGCACTGCCGTAGCAGGTTGTACTTGTTCAACAGGTTCAGCTTTCTGCTCTTCTCGGGCAGCTAGCCTTTGTTGAATTTCTTCAATCTGTTCATTAGAAAGCTCACGTTCAAGCTCTTCATCTTCAAGTACATAACCCTCACCTAAATTTGCATTTGCTGCAGGATCATTCATTGTTTAGTTGCTGTAATACTTTTCATAACTGCGGTCTATAGGACCGGTATATATTCCACCACCTGCACGCTGTCCTGCATAGTGATAAAAGTTACCCATATCGTTGTATAATTTATCTCCTTGACCCATGTTTTGGCGTTGAGTAGTACCTTTAAAATCAGTTCTACCTTCTAAATCAACTAACATTGATCGAATTTTTCTTTGACCTTCAGGTGAAGATAAGTCTTGTGCTAATACTGGGTCATATGTAGCTTTTCCTTGATAAACTGGTTGATACTGACCAGGTTCTCTAATTAGCTCTGAAATAGGTTTACCTGTTTTTGCAGCTCTATTTAAAATAGAAGCTACTACAGCATATACATCATCTCCTGGACCAGCTTCAGAACCTGCTACAAATGCTAGTTCACTATAATCATTATTTGTCAAACCCTTTAAACCACCTTGAGCAGCTGGTACTTCTTTAGAACGTAAGCGACTGCTGGCTGTGTTATCTTGCATCACAGCACCACGAATTGATTGTGTCTTATTGTTATGCTTATTAAAAATAAGGTTTGATATATCAGGAGCTTTAATCTGTTCAAAAACAGAATTTTTAATAAGTGGTTTGTTTTCACCAGTTGCAGCATTGTTTGCCATCCTTTGTCTATTGAATACTTCAACAAATGAAAAACCATACTTAAGTGCAAACTCACGAATACCAGCACTAAACTCAGGTATCTGTCCAGGTATTGTAGAACTTTTAAATGTTTCATCCATACCTTGTGGCGTATCTAAAATAAATGGAAGGTCTACAGTTCCTGTCCCATCCGACAACATTTTTTTCAGTGCCAAATCATGCATCTCAACATCTTCTTTAGAAACGTCAGGCAGCTCAATATTAGGAAGAGATATTCGACCATTCTCTATTTTTTTATAATATTTACCTTTTAAATTTTCTTTATCTGTAGCTACTTTCCTTTTAACTTCTTCCCATGCAGCTAATGGATTTTCAAAACCAGCATTTTGTTTTGTTTTTAAAAAATCACGTTTTAATTGAGCATGTACTAAAAGAGTTTGAGGACTATTAGGACCATCACCTGTAATGTCTGTTATGTCTCTTGCTGTGGCAATCAAGCCATCAGTAATAGCTTTTTCACTATCTCCATAAACTGAACTCTGTTGACCAGTATAAAGTTCTGAAGCAGCTTTACGGTTTGTATAAGATGAAGCGTTAACATCAGCCTTTGAAAGCGTACCATTTTTAGCTTTTTTTTCTAATTCTACAAGTTCATCTTCATTTGCTTTTGACTGATCAGCTATAATCCGAACAATTATAGGGTGAAGTTTACCATTACCTTCCTCTCTTGCTTGCTGATTTGCTAATTTAATAAATTGAGGAAGGTTTTGTTTAGCAGCTTCAACTAAGTTATCTTGATTTGTAATAGTTGATTGGTTATAATCAACTTGACGTTGACGTTGTGCCTCAGCTACTTTTTTATCTTGATTGGCAATCCATGTAGCTTTATCAGCATTAAATCTTTTTGCCGATCTTTTTCTATAAAGTTCTTTATTATCAGTAGGAACATTACCAATTGCTTCAATTTCTTCTAGACTGTTAGCACCTGTTACTAAACCCGACATCCATTCTTGGGTTTTTTGATAACCTACAGTCTTGGTCATATTATTTTTAGCAATAGTAATCTGAGCTGTAGTACCATTTTTTGCTAAGTCAGTATAACGTTCAACACTATAATCTTTTACATCTTGTTCTTTATTTCTGGTAGCGTTAGCAATCCTAATATCATTTTCGTCATTAAGCTTTATAATAACATCATTAAAATAATCATTGTTAGCAATACCTTTTGTGTGACGCATAAAAGTTTTAACGTCACTTATTGTTTTATTATGAAGTGCTCTTTCTACAGCTGGATCTCTATCAGCACCTAAAAATTCAGGTTCTTTTCGTAGTTGACTCCTACGAGCAGTATAATTTGCTCCAAAAATTCTACCATTTGATTTTCGGTTTTCAACTATATTGAGAGCTTTTTCACCAAGTCTGTTTTCATTTGTTTTATATACTGGTTCATTAGATTCTACAGCTTCTTTGTCAATTCCAGTGCCAGCTTGTAACGCAGCTTGTTCAACAGTATTATTAGCATTTAAAATATTTGAATACTGTTCTGAAGTACCAATATCAGCATTAGTAACCGGTTTTGCTTCCTGTCTTTTCGCTTCTTTTTCTAATTCAGCAGCTTTACGTTTAAGATCCAGTTTCATTGCAGATTCACTGAAATCAACAATACTACTTATAATAGTTTCAGTAGCTTGTTGATCGTATTTAGCCTGCTGCTGATCTCGTGCTGTAATTTGATTAAGAGATGTCTGCTCACGTTGTAAATTAGCTACTTCAATCTCTCTATTTTCTCTAAATCTTCGTTGTGTATATTCATCATTTTCCCTCATTGCTTGGAGGTTAGTCTCACGCTGTTTCATTTCAGCAGCATGATTTTCCTGTAATCCTTTCAACACTGCAGCGTCACGCTTCTCCATTTCAGACAAGCTAGCTTTAGATAATTGAATTGGGTCAAACCCTTTTGATTTTGTAGCTGATCTAAATTGAAGACGTGCCATAAGTTATTAGTTAGTTAGATTTTTTACTATGTATATCAGCTATTAAATGCACCACCAGGTAGTGATGCATCACTTAAAGTACCTGCTGCACTACCAATACCACTAATAAGTGGTGCCCATACACTTTGCTGTGCAGGAGATGGTACAAAACCAGGCATTGCTTTCATTGATTTGATAAACTCTCGTTCAGGTGGTTTCTCAGGTTTAGGATCATAACCACCAAATTCAGGTTCAAGCATCATAGATGCAAAAGTATTAAGGTCAGCATATTTTCTTTGTTGAATAAGTTCATCAATATTACGTTCAGTTTGATCGATAAAACTCTTCATATTAGAATTCATAATTCGACCATTGTACTCAGCTTCACCTTCTGCAGCTTCAATAGTATTAATGATCTTTTCTAAATTAAGACCAACACCAGTAATAGCTAGACTTGTTTCAGCATTTAACTCTGCTAACTGAATACCAGCTTGTTTACGCTTACCAGTTAACTCAGCTTCTAATCCTATAAGAGCACGTTGTAACGTAGCAGCTGATGATTGTTTTGCTTTGAGTCTTGATTTACCAGCTTGACCTACAGCAGCTTTACCTTCTGCTATCAAACCATCTACTAAAGTAGCTTGTTTTTGAAGAGAACCAGCAGTCATCAAAGAATCAATTTGATTTGTAATAGCTGCTGTTCTTAAATTTCTGTTACTTCTAATACCAAGTAGTTTAGTATCTTGTTCCCTAATAGCAAAAGCTTGCTCAGTATAGGCATCTTTTAATGCAGATAAACCACTTTCAGCTTGATACTGATTTTGAAGAAACATGTCTTCAAGTGAAGAAAACTGTGAGTCTAAAGCTTGATTTGCTGCTACTTGATTTAAACCAAATTGACCTGCAGCAATTTGATTACTTTTTTCAAATAGTCTTAGCTGTTGTGCATATGCAAAGTCTTTAAGTTCTTTACCACGTTCCCAATTCTTAATTGAGGTGTCGTAGCTATAATCACGCATTGCATGATAGTTAGCTTGTTCAGCTGCATCACGCTTTTCATTAAATTTGTTAGTCTTTTTAGCTACTTTTTTGTTAAATTTTCTTTGCTTCTTAGCATTCTTTCTAGCCTTAGAATTATTTTTGGATGCTTGACTAGCACCCATAATGCCACCGCCAATTGAAGCGACTGCACTGATGCCAGCTAAAACTCCTGCTATATTCATCTCTAAACCAGAGACGGCTAGCTGTTCATCTAGAAGATGACTACCTTTTGGATTAAACATATTTAAGCCCTCTTATAGAAACGTGGAGAATAGTTACCTTCCCACGTCATTGACACCAACGACACAGGGTATGGAAAATTACTTGTCACTTTTAATTCAAAATTAGTGTTACGTTGGTGGATTGGTATAGTAAAAAGGTGTTCGGATGTAATAGGACTACTATCTGCTACATAAGTATTAGCGTCTGTTACATACTCTACGTTTTTCCACTCATCAGATCCATCTGCTTTTACTTTAAATTGCACTGGACCTGTCCTACCTACAGAGAATTTTACTCTAGAGATAGTTAATGTAGCTGTATAATCAGAGGTATTAGGATCTTTCTTATAGTATAACTTAGGTAGTGTTACTTCAAAGTCATAGTTATAACCTACAACAATACCATCAGCATAGTTAGAATAATCACCTTTAACTTCAAAGTAATGGTAACCAGTACCAATTTCTGTACGTTCTACTGCCTCTAGATAGAAACCAGCATCAGCATCCACTACTGCAGTTGTACCTACATCTGCTGTTGGAACAGTCAGAAGCATCACACCTTTAGTATTTCTGAATGGTGTATAAGGTACATAGATTTTAGTTACTTCATTCGTTGAATCATACACCACCGCATTGACACCTACAGCAGGCTGTACGGGTCTTGTAGCCATGTCTAGGCATGTATTACCAGTAATGGTAGTTGCGGCTGATACAGAGCTTCCTGTGGGGATCTCATCAAGTATGATTCTACCTAATGTATATTCATCTTCTTGTTGTGAAATAATGAATACAGAATCATTAATGATGTCTGCTGTTTGGATACTACCAGGTAGTTGCCATTTTGTCCATGCTTGAAATAGATCTTTCTCTCCAGTATTAAAGTATCTAAATAGATACAAGTAAGATGTAGAGTTATCTACCAGCATAATGATAGAGTTTTGTGGACTAACTGTTAAGCTATCAATACTTTCTGGAATCCATTCAAGTACAACCTTACTAATGTCTACCACTAGTGGACCTTGATCCACATCACGTAGTTGCATAGTAAATAGTTTACTATACCCAGGTACCTTAGTAATAAATGCTGATGTAGAACCAACATCAACAGGTGCTATATCAGAATCCATTTCATAGTTTGAAAGGTCTTTGATAATTGATGTACCAGGTGTTAAGATGTTAGAATCAGAAGCATATACTTGGAACTGTTGTCGTGCACTAAATAGAAGTAGACCTTGTGAAGAAGGTAAAACCTCAGACAATGTAACAGGACGGATACTAGCTACGTTTAAATCAATAGGATCAGTATCAACTTTTGTTGTAGCAGACTTAACAAAGAAGTTAAATGAATCATTTGCTGATCCAAAGAATACATTATCTTCAGATAAGATACCAAATCTATTACTAAAGAAGAAAGTAGATTGGATAGGAAAACCGATAAAAGATGGAATAGGACTTGTTACATCGTCTCCAGTCTTTCTGTCAGTATATGTAAGAGGAGCAAATGTAAATGCAGTAGGACCAGTATTTTCTAGCTGGTGTGGCATGGTAGATGCATTAACACCAGGTGAGGTATTACGTGCTACAGTCTCTTGCCAATAACCCCTACCTCTTACACCATCAGCTGCTTCAAACTTAACGTAGTAATCATCTTCAGCAGATGAACTATTTAAAATTTGTACATTGTGATTATGAAATGATTCAACAGGAAGTTCAGAAATATTTGTAACTGAATCTTGAAATGCTTCTAGTGCTGTGTTAGTAAGACCACCTTTAGCAGCCAGAGTAAAACCTACTGGTGTACCAGATGGTGTAGTAAAATTAGTTACAACCTGATTACTACCATTAGTACGTTTAATAACAAGACTAGTGCTATAACCTTCTAGGTACCAAGAACCTGCAAAGGCTGCATTATTGGATGAATGTTGCGATTCAATACCAGCTTTAATTGCATCAACAAGATGGTGTGAAGCATTAACATTACTAGAATCATACAACAACATGTCATCATATGTCGTAGTATTCTGAGCTGTAGCTGTAAACTTTACACCTTGAATAGTTGCTGAATATTCATAAGTACCAACAAGTTGTTTTAGATTTAACGTACCTACTGAATTTGATACAAACGTACCAACTGGTTGCATTGCAGTTGTAACAGTCTTATTTGTAATAACTGTAACATCCTGTACACTACGGAAGTGATAATCTTTCTGTGTAGTACCAGTTAGATACGAAGCTGCATTGTTAGTTACAGTACAGAAGGTACCATCAGTTGTAGTCCATACATAAATGTTGGAACCTTTGATAGCACCAACATAAGAACCAGTTGCATCACGTTCAATAAAGAACCAAATAGCACCCTCTAATTCAGCTTTAGTAAATGCAGTACCATTAGCTTTCTTTAATACATTTGTATGTTGCATCCCTGGTCTCTTCAATAGACCAAAGGTAGGATCAGGGTAACCGTTAATGCATTCAGTTACTTGTCCTAATAATTTTTTGTCATCATTTTGGCGAGACACACCACCAAGAAAATTGGGTACTAGTTGTGTTACTGCTGGCATTAGCGCATTAAAGTATGGAACGGCTGGTAGCTTTGATAGAAGTTCTTACCTTTAGGACTACCAAAGAATGTATAGTCTCCTTGGTTACACTCATATTCTAAAGCTGTAGAACGTGTAAGAGCTTCCTTCTGTTGTAGCATTTGGAACTGATTAGGATCACCAATAATTCTGCTAGATACAATCGTAGCAGCTTTAGCAATAATAAATGCTTGGATAGGAGTAGGGATACTAGTCCAATCAAAGTACCAAATAATATCAACGTATAGTGTTTCGTCTGTCCACACAAATGAATGAGCAGTTTTATCGTAAAGTTTGCCTTCACGATTAACACTATCTCTATCCATGTTCTGTGTATAGGAAGCATTCAAATCCATCTGAAGTATATTGTTAGGAATAACTACTTCATTGTTTGAATCTGGTGTAATAGGATAGTCGTATTCTTTATTAAAAGACCATCCTTCTGATTGTATTTCGCGTGACACTTCTCTTAGGGTGTTGAGTGCAATCGCAACGTCCGGGTTGGTTTGTGATTCAACTCTACTTTTAACAATTGATTGTGTCAAGATTTGACTACTAACAGTCTGGGAGATATTGATAGTATAAGTATATGTAACAGGGTCTGTAGCTGGTGATACCTCTACACCTGCAACGGCAATAGATGTACCTACAGCGACATTCGGACCACCAATATAGGTACCGACTGGGATTTCAGCTGTTGTAGTAGTTAGAGTAGTACCGGAAATAGAACCAGTAAATTTAGAAACTTCATTTAATACAAAAGTTTCGTCGCTTGTTAATGTTGTAACAGGAGCCTGACCAACTGACGCCAGGATCTGATTAACAGCTTGTAGCTCAGTGTTGGAGCCAGTAGTAGGGAAGGCCATAATGAGTATTATTCTCAATAAAGAATTAAAAAAAAGGAGCCCCCGAAAGGACTCCCATGTATATAAAAATCAGAATGCAGAAGGAGCAGTAGCACCAACATACAGTTCGACAGCAGCAGCAGGGTTCAGATAATCTGCACCACAGGCAAGCCGCCCGAGCATCACGTCACCTTGGTAAACCACGGATACGTCTCCACTGGTGACTTGCACCTGTGGACCGATTGCTTCGACCATACCGGCTGCTTCCTTCTGGAAGATCAAACCGCAGGACTTAGCGCCGACTTCAGCAGCAGTACCATAATCATTGTTGATACCGGTAGTAGCGTCACCGGCATCTTCCATGGTTTCACCAACGAAAGAACCAGTGTTACCAGGATCGGTTACACCAGTTGTACCGCCGTAAGCAGTACCATAGTTACCCAAGAACGGAATGTTCATGGACTTGTAGATCTTGATACCAGCAATCTCAATGATGCCTTGACCGGACTGCAGAGCAGTGCCCTGAACGTCACGGTTCACCAAACCACTAGTACCAACAAATTGGATCAATTCATAGTATTGACGTGGGTTCAGGACGGCAACACGGCCATCGCTAGAGACACCCTTCTCGTCAAGAGCAGCAGCTGCATCATAGAATGCTGCCTGCAGGTTACTAGCGTTAAATGCATCAGAGTCATTGGTAGTTGCACCAACACGGATCTGTGTACCACCTGGCTCAACATAATTAGTTGCAGAGATAGGTGAAGGTTTACGTGCACCACGTGCAACGGCACGGAATGCAAGACGGTCATACTTCTCTGCCAATGCATAACCGATCTTACGTGAGATCTCGCTACGCAGGTCATAATGAGAAAGTACCTCGTCCAATTCATAGACGAAAGCTGAGCTGATCAACAGGTCATCAACCGTGATCGTCTTCTCAGACACTGGAGGTGCACCATTGGTATCACCCAAAATGCTATTTCCAGGTGTATGAAATTCCGATTTGGTACGGCCTGTGAAGATGAACTGCAATGATTTGCCGTTCTTAAGTGTACGCTTCATGATCAAGTCACGAGCGATTGTGTTATTCTGGAAGCCTTTGAACATCTCGCCACTGAACAACTTAAGGTACAGTGCGCGTTTTTCAGAAGTATTAGCCGCCGCCAGATTATTAGCACCCAGCTGAGTTAGGTTAGCTGGGTTTGTAGAAGATTGAAAAGCCATTTTTTTAAAGAGAGTTATTTTCGACTCTCTGAACGTTCAGAGTTATTTAGTTGTATATGTGTGGTCTGTCCCACCGTCTAGACGGCAAAGGGTATCCGCGTACGGGCCAATGCCAATAGTAAAGAGGGGACTCGAACCCCTCTGTAAGCCTATTTCTTATTTACAGTTTTGTTGTACTTGTTGCCACGATACGTGAGAGTAACAGTCATTGTTAATTCCTCAAATACCTGACCCCCGTTCCATGATCAGGTGGCATGCGTCCTAACGGATGAACGTAAGTACATTATTTACCTCGTGCTTTACCTCGTGCTTTATCGAGATCTTTCTGGCGTTGAGTAGACGCTCTTACAAATGTAGCTACTGGTGCTTTTCCTCTTTTTTCATCACCAAGCCAACCTCGTAGAAAGTTAATTGCTTGATCAGATTTGTTTTTGTTAGGCATAATTATCCAATAGTAGGTGCAGTCAGTGCTACCTGTGTGGTAGACGCTGCTGCTAGATCAAGTGGGAAGTTATGAGCATTACGCTCATGCATTACTTCCATTCCAAGTCCCGCACGGTTAAGAATATCAGCCCAAGTAGGGACAATACGGTTCCCGTTATCGACAATGGATTGATTAAAGTTGAAGCCGTTAAGGTTGAAAGCCATAGTGCTAACACCCAGGCTAGTAAACCAAATGCCAACAACAGGCCATGCAGCCAAGAAAAAGTGGAGGCTACGTGAGTTATTAAATGATGCATATTGAAAGATCAAGCGACCAAAGTAACCATGTGCAGCTACGATGTTATACGTTTCTTCTTCTTGTCCAAACTTATAACCTTGGTTCTGACTAACTTGCTCAGTCGTTTCACGAACAAGCGAAGACGTGACAAGGCTACCGTGCATAGCAGAGAACAAAGACCCACCAAATACGCCGGCAACACCAAGCATGTGAAATGGATGCATAAGAATATTATGCTCCGCTTGGAAGACGAGCATGTAATTAAACGTGCCGGAAATCCCGAGAGGCATTGCATCTGAAAAAGAACCTTGTCCAAATGGATAGACAAGGAAGACTGCAGATGCTGCAGCCACTGGTGCGGAGTATGCGACAAAGATCCAGGGCCTCATCCCTAATCGATAGCTAAGTTCCCATTCGCGTCCCATGTAAGAATAGATGCCAATGAGGAAGTGGAAGACGACCAGTTGGAACGGGCCACCGTTGTAGAGCCATTCGTCAAGCGAAGCAGCTTCCCAAATTGGGTAGAAATGCAATCCGATTGCGTTGGAAGAGGGGACGACGGCCCCACTGATGATGTTGTTTCCGTACAGGAGGGAGCCTGCAACTGGTTCTCTAATTCCATCGATGTCTACAGGGGGTGCGCCAACAAAGGCAATAATAAAACAAGTAGTAGCTGCAAGCAGCGTAGGAATCATCAGGATTCCAAACCAACCGACATACAAACGGTTGTTAGTAGAGGTAACCCAGTTACAAAAGGCTTCCCAGTTATTTAGTTTTTGTGGTCTTGAAAGTACAGCAGTCATTTAAGTAATAGTTCATGGTTGGGTAAGTAAAATTAAGTAAGACCAGTTTAAAGACTTGGCTGTCTAGAGCTAGGGGAGGAATTGCACCTCCCTTATTCTATTTAGCTATTTTTTCTTAGCAGTTTTAGCTGAGCGTTTGAAGTTAGCAGCAGTAGGAGCACCTTTGCTACCAGCTTTCCGCATTGTTTCTCCACTACCTTCTTTGATGCGTTTCCGCTTGGCGTGGATGTTTGCGTAAAGTCCAGGTTTAGCCATTACTTTTTCCTTTTACGTTTGCTTTTACTGTTACCGCATTTCCATTTGCGTAGTGCTAATGCTTTGCGGGTTGGTTTGCCGTTAGGTTTTTTCATTGGTCCTTTAACACCACGCATCCTAGCACAGAAAGACTTCTTACGTTTTCCTCCACCAGGCTGTGGTGCTTTTAAATTAGAACCAGTTTCTCTATTGTATTTTTCACGGCCAGCTTTTGTCAGCCCACCTGAACGGGACTTGTGCTTGCCGATCTTGAGGCTGACATTCTTAGCCATTAGCTACACATTTTTTTCTTAGGTGGACGACCTTTCTTAGTACCGTACGTTCCTTTACCTTGTGGCATTACCAGACTCCAGGGATAAGTTGACCAGTTAGTGCATAAGCACCTAGTGCTGCAATGACACCTAGCATTGCTAGACGACCATTCAGCTTCTCAGCTTTTTCGTTGTGATTCACAGTTACTTCTTCCATGTACATGCGTGGTTCGGTGGGCCAGATCTGTGTATCGTTCATCAGAATGAATACTTCAGACCAGCTTTGGTTCCATAGGAAGTATTAATATCACCAGTCATGAAGGAGACCTCTCCATAAAGAGCTAGGCGCTCGCTAAGAGACGTGGTACCTCCAATCTTACCAGAGAGTTCCAGCTCAGATTCTGCACCATCACTAAGAACGATGGCAGGACCAGCTTGGATATACCAGTTGTTACCTTCGTAACCAACATGATTATCAATAACAGTACCGGCATAATCATTACCAGCATAGCCAGAGTTTGCTTCGACATTTACATATGGACCTGCAAAAGCAGCGGGTGCAGCAGCAAAGACGGCTGCAGGAAGGATAGCAAGAATTTTCATTTGAGTTTATTTAAAAAAGAATAAGTGTGTTTTGTGCGATTACCATGAATGCCCCACCCTAACCAGTAATAAGCAGCATTCATATAGTAAGGGACTGTCTGATGGTTAGTCAGAAATGAGCTAAGGTCATCCCTAAATCTTAGCTCATGTATCATGTAAGCTGTTTGACATTCTATGGAACTAGGATCATCTTTCCGTTTAGTACAGAAAGTACCTAGTCCATCATAACGATGTTTAGATGTCCATTGAATTAAACCATAACCACCATTAAGACACCTATCATAAGGGATGATAGCACCGCCTTCACAGACGTTAGGTTTAAAGGTTGACTCCTGATAGATGTTACCCATAATAACAGCAAGTGCAGTTCGATCTGTTACACCCGCAGAAGTCTGTAGTTGTTCTAGAACGTACTGCTCTTGTACAGTACATTGTGGGCAGTCAATCATTAGAAACCAAGGTCAGAGTTTTCAAGTTTAGTCATAACGTCAGAGCGATATGCAGGATCATTATCATAACGTGGATCATTCATAGCTTGTACAAGTTCTGATTGACTACGGAATACAGCATTAGATTCTGCTGCTCCACGTCCTGTAAGAAGTTGACCTTCGGAACCTACAGCATCTGAATACTTATTAGACAATGCCTGAACAGCAAAGTAGATAGAGTTAGCACTACCAGCTCCCATAACAGAATCATACATTTCAATCTCTTCGTTTGAAAGATTTTGTCCTGCCCATTCCATCATGGAGTCGTAGGCTTTCTCACCACCAACCATTTTATATAGTTGGTCTGCCTGTGCTTCAGTTAGTTGTCCACCAGGGGATTCATCATCGTCGTCATCATCGTCATCATCTTCTGATTCTTGTTCTTCTGGTTCATCAGCTTCAGGTTCTTCCTCACGTGACTCGCCAAGTTTCTTTTGTAGTTCTAGGTAAGCTTGCTCAAGAGACTGTGGGCTATCAAACTTACCTGCTAGCAACTGCTGTTGTTCCCCTTCATTAGCCTCAGCAATAGCTAGAGACTCTTGCTCATCAGCATTTAGTTCTGGCTGATCAGCTGGTGCATCAGTTGATGTTAGTGTTTCACTCATTAGACTTGTGGTGGTTGTTGTGCTTGTTGTTGCATGGCTTGCATCTCAGCTTGCTCACGCTTTTGTTCAACAGCAGCCATCTGTGGCGCTTGTTGTTGTGCAGCCATAGCCTGCTGTTGTTGCATTGCTTGCTGTTGTTCACCTTGGATTTCGTCCATGCTCTTCACAAGGTTGAGCACGTCGATACCAGATGCAGCTGCCAAACGTTTGACAACTTCTTCTGGATTAATAAACTGTTGAATAGCTTCTGGACCCATTGTCTGAGCAATAACTTGTAGGAATTGACCAAGACTTTCACGATCCTGACCACGACCAAGTGCA